TCGGCCAAGTCATTGATAACAACATTTGAACCGACATCTAACGCGTGAGACACTGATACATTACCTGTGGCGACAATGACATCCTCGGCCAAGTCATCGATCACAACATTCGAACCTATGTCAAGTCCTCTAGAAATAGCAACGTTCCCAGTGGCGACGATGACATCCTCGGCCAAGTCGTTGATAACAACATTCGAACCGACATCTAAAGCACGAGACACCGATACATTCCCGGTGGCAACAATGACATCTTCGGCCAAGTCGTTGATAACAACATTTGAACCGACATCTAAAGCGTGAGACACGGATACATTCCCAGTAGCCACGATGACATCTTCGGCCAAGTCATCGATCACAACATTCGAACCTATGTCAAGTCCTCTAGAAATCGCAACGTTCCCAGTAGCCACGATGACATCCTCGGCCAAGTCATTGATAACAACATTTGAACCGACATCTAACGCGTGAGACACCGATACATTTCCGGTGGCAACAATGACATCTTCGGCTAAGTCGTCGATCACGACGTTGGAACCAACATTTACTGCACGAGAAGTATATGTGTTACCGGTGACATATATGACGTTATCCGCAACATCGTCTATCACAACATTTGACCCCACAGTAGCGCGAGTCGATACATGGAGTGTATTGGATACATCAAGATCACCGTACACCTTCATTTGTATCAAATTGGATGTATCCGGGATTAAATCAACTCCATCTGCATCACTTTGTGTGAAACCAACCATAAACTCATCTTCATTTGCCCGGTAACCCAAACCCACATTTGTTCCAGGTTTAGTCATGATAACACCCATATCAATCGTTCCAAGCGTGTTATTGTTTGCTATTTCGATGATAGCATCATCTATGACCACATTTTCTGTGCGAATGGAGGTCACGACACCCGTTACATCCAAGTTTCCGTGTACACGCGCATCTCCCGTAACTTCCAATTCCGTCGTTTTAGTTATACCAGTGACGTTCAAAGTTGTATTACCCGTGTCATCTATATATAAGTTTGAACCCACATCTAAGGTGTGTGTGGGTGTGCTATTTGAAATACCAGTTTTGGTAGATTCGGTAATAAATGCAGTTTCGCCCCTAAAAATCATTGTATTCGATGTCACATTACCATTTATGGTCACATCTTCCAATTTTAAATTAAGTACTTTGGATGCAGTAACACCCGTATCCATTAATTCTTTAGTATTCGTGTTATATGACATCATAGTGACGTTTGTATCAAATAAATCGGGTTGTTCTCGGAGAGGTGTCATGTACACCGCCCCAGGGATAGTCGCATCTATTTGAACATTACTCGCATTGAATACAATTGTATTTTCTGCCTGGTCGTCTGTACAGTTCTTACCAAACCTAATTTTGGTGGATCGCTCCACCGTCGGTAAGTTCTTAACCATTTAATATAGTTTCGCATTTTAATTTGCATAAACAAGTCCAGCCATCCCATTTTGTATACGTAATATATTGTAATTTACTGCATAAATTGGGTCACGAATTGGTGTATTTTCACTCATGATTTTTGCTGAATCAAGTCTACTGAAATTTAACGTGCCTGTGGGTTGAAGAGAGCTTGTAGATAAGCAAAAACAATACAAAAAGAAATCCGGTGATGTAACAAAATTCGTATGGTAATAATTCATCACATCTATGTAATGTGGTTTACCCCACCTGTATTTACCAACATCCAATCCATTTATGTTTAATTTAACCTTGTTTGTGGTAGAAGTTAGTGCACCTTCTGTCGTTGTGTCCGAAGATGCGAGATACTTTACTGGGTGATTAAATGTGAGTTCTTGGGTCAATTCCCCAGATGGAATATTTTTTTGCACTTGTGTTATCAACATTTCATGATTTCTGGATGCAAGGTTTCCTCGCTCTTCGTTGTCCAAATAATAATAGTTTGCATACATTTCTACATTGTAGTTTCCAGCATCCGGTCCCCAATGTATGCGCATTTCAACCTCGTGGTAATGTAAAGACACTATTGGCAAAGCGCACTGAGGACCTTCACAAAAGAAGAATCTAAATGGATAAAAATAAGAACGCGCGCTTACACCCGGGTGTGTACCGTTTGCACTCTTAGATACATTTTGTGCGAACGTATCAATGGCAATTTTTTCCGTAAAAACGCCGTCTTGTGAATCTATAACGTGACCACCTATCAATATTTCAGCCTTTTCGACTATTCTGTCCCATCGTTGGGTATCGAGTGCTTGACTGTTATTATCCAATGTGAGATACACGTATCCCAATAAATCACCGGTTTTTTCAAACTTTACTGATGACATAGCGTTACTTTTCACATTCCCCTGTATGGTCTGCTTCTCGACGGACTGTGAAAAATTTGAATGCCGTTTAAACGTCGATGAGAAAAATGAAATTTCCGGCTCACCCATGATGTGTTCATCTTGGGCACCTATGGCTATCAATTGTACGATACCCGCCGACATTTATAATAATAAAAGGTAAAAAATGTACGTACCTAACGCCCAGACTCTAGAAAGGGCATATTCTTGTTTTTGCAGACAAATTTAAAAATCAAAAAGTTATCGGAGCCATCCGTGATTGTGGCCCCATTTTCATCCCTGAGTGTACACGTCAAACGGTCAACTTTTCTGATTGGGGTCACGTATTGCGTCGTGACATCATATTCATTCTTAAAAATAATTGGATTGGATCCATCCTGAATTAATGTACCAAATGCGTTGTTAAGGGTCGTCATGTTTGCTTGACCTTCAAACACATTGGATGTTCTCTGTGCGTAGTTCGTATTGAGTTCATCGATTGAAATGTGACACACATTGGAACCTACTGCATCAATTCTCGCGGCAGAGAGTCGAGCTTGAACAATGTTCTCGAGTGGCTGGGTCAAGTGTACAGTGAATGTATTTTTACTATCTTGACCAATGGTATCCACCGTTATGGAATGATACTCATACTCGAAATCTGGTAATTGTGTGCGCGTTGCAGTCACAAGACTCATTTACAATAACTTAGATTAAAGATCCACCAATTCCACCTATAATCTTTGCGTCAGCGCTAGCCTTTACAAACTTTTGGTCACCGCAAATACCACCTGGTGTCAAAGACTTTGTGTAATAGGCGGATTCAGTAGATCCTGGAACACATTCAATCTTGTGTTCCAGGTCAAAGATGGAACTGACACTCGTATCTTCGGATGTTTCGAGATTGATTGGTCTGGGCTGGTACATGCTTTTGCGTGGGCTCAACATCATGATGGCACACAACAATAGGAAAACCACTGCAATCGCCTTTATGGTATTTCGGTTAGTGGCGTTAAGCTTCATTTATTATGTAGTCAATATTTTTATATAAAGTGCGTTAAAGAATTTGGATTACTTTCAAAGTACAGAGTAATGGATGGTGAAATTATACTCGATAGGAGCCATGGAAACGTACTGAAGCTTGATGATAACGAACAAGCTCTCATGGACGAAATTCAAATTGATGTTCCACGTCCACGCACGTCTATACCAAAACCGACCGTGTATAAACCAACCGCTCGCGCACCACCCACTGAAAATGTGATGCAGGAAGACATAGACGCGTTTGCAAATCCAACAAAACAGTCGGCACCACCCCAATATCAGGAAGAACCAGTCGATTACGGTGAATATGATCAAGAGGAAGAACAACCGTATATGCAAGGGGATTATGCTATCCAAGAAGAAGAGAGACCTTCGCCTGGATACAAGTCCATAGACGAAGAGAAAGCAGACCTAGTAAACAAGCTTAGTCGCCTTGAGAAACGTGGGTTTACCGTGAATAAAAGACTTAACGTGTATTCAAATGTTGAAGATTTACGAACAGAGGTCAAGAGAATCACGTATAGTATAGATGTAGATAAGTCTATTAAATTCTCTCGTAGAATGCTGATTGCATGCTGTACAGGGCTCGAGTTCTTGAACAAAAAGTACAACCCATTTGAGATTCAACTTGATGGATGGTCTGAAAATGTCATGGAGTCTGTGGATGATTATGATGAAGTGTTTGAAGAACTTTACGTTAAGTATAGGTCTAAGGTTGCAGTTGCCCCAGAGATAAAACTCATAATGATGCTTGGTGGTTCTGCCATGATGTTCCACTTGACCAATAGTATGTTTAAATCTGTCATGCCTAATATGAATGATATTCTTAAACAAAATCCAGGACTTGTGCAAAACATGGTCGATGCTGTGAAAAACACGACTCCCAGAAATACAGAGACTCCAGTGAACGAGCCTCCGAGTGAAGGGAGGTACGAAATGAAGGGTCCAGGTGTTGATATTTCGAGTTTAATGGGTAATATTATGATGCCCCCAGTTCCACCAATGTCAACAACTGCCCCTGAACCTATTCCAAACATTGACCCAGAAGACGATGACGATGCAATTTCCGATATTGTCGATGCACCAGAAGAGCAAGAGGATGATAGTGATGTGAAGGAGGTGAAGGTATCCACGGCGAAAGGTAAGCGAGGGCGTAAGAAGAAGTCGGTAGAAATAAATTTGTAGATATAGTATAAATGATAGGGTATTGTCCCATCGAGGAAGAGCCACCAGTGCACATTCCTCGAGTGCGTACCCCGATTAGGGGGTCGAATCTTGAAACAAAGAGAGAAGACACGGAAACAAACTATGTCGTTTTATTCTTTATTGCGGGTGTTATCACACTCGCTTTTATGGATTCTGTTAAAAAGTAAATGTATTTCATTTTACCAATCATATTAAATATGAATGGTAAAAGGAAGAGTATCCTATTTTTCAAGTTGTTCGATCATTTCTTGGAGTTCTTTAATTGCACCAACAGCGTATGGTATTATGCAATAATAATCAAGCTGAGCTACATTTTCTCCCCAGTCATCATATGATGGTTCGTTTTTAGTTTCATTGGGTGTGGCACCTTCACCAGGTATCACAGCGTGTTTTAACTCTGGGACGTCGTAGTATATATCTTGTGCTATGAATCCACTTTCTATTATCCCATTCTTTTCATATATGACCGGGTTGAGTTTTGATATAGTATCTAAAGAATTTACTATTATAGACACATTAGATTTGATTCTTATGTCAGATGTTCCAGATCCACCAATATTTGTTATACCAGATCCATCTCCGTAATATTTATCAGCAAATACATTTCCCTGTATTACAAGATTAGAGCGTGCTTGCCCTTGAGCTCCCGCCCCAGGGACGAATTCAAAATAACTAGTCCCGAATGATATAGAATGCTGTGGAGCTGTATTGTGTATACCGACTCTAGCATGATCCGGAAACGGATATGATTCTGTTATAAATGTTGTTGACGCTGTACCATTCACCCACTGTGGTATGCCTGAGCTATTTATAGCTAAATATTGCCCCGCGTTACCCTTTGGTAAACGAGTGAGTGTGTTTGTACCAGATGCATATAATATATCACCCTTCGTTAAACTAGTGATTCCACTTGTTGATGTAATCATGATGTCATTTTCAAGATCCGAAACGCGGGTGTCAAGTGAGGATACACCCGGTGCCGCACTCCATTCAGGAACTCCACTCGAACTTACCGTTAATACCCTACCAGCTGTAGTACTTATGGCAAGTTTTGAAAGTGTGGAGTTTCCTGACGCATATAATATATCACCCTTTGTAAAATTTGTTGTAATTCCAGATGTATTTGTGATTATGGGTTTTGCTTCAAGTGTACTTATTCTTGATGAGCTCGAATTTAGATCGGTTTGACTCACAATTGACGTAAGTTGGCTACCACTACCATAAAATTTTGTTGCAGTGACATCACCTGATACGATTACATTTCCACTTGTTTCTAATGACGTGATCGAATTTTGAAACGAAACCTTAGTGGATGTAGTAGAATTTACTGAAGTTACAGCTTGTAGACTTGGTATAGGTAGATTCGTAAGCAGAGATCCGTTACCTTTCACGAATCCAGTCGCTTCTAAGTCGCCATTGAATTTTGCACCTCGCGTTGCCGTGTTACCATTAGTACACACAGTATCTAATGTAATTGTGGGTGATGGTAGATTCGTAAGCAGAGATCCATCACCTATCACGTTTCCAGTCGCTTCTAAGTCGCCATTGAATTTTGCACCTCGCGTTGCTACGTTACCATTAGTACACACAGTATCTAATGTTATTGTGGGTGATGGTAGATTCGTAAGCTGAGATCCGTTGCCTTTCACGAATCCAGACGCTTCTAGGTCCCCATCAAAATATGCACCCTGTGTTGCCGTGTTACCATTAGTACACGCGGTATCTAATGTAACTGTGGGTGGAGTTGGCAAGTTTGTGAGTTGAGATCCATCACCTTTCACGAACCCAGTCGCTTCTAAGTCCCCGTCAAAATATGCACCCCGTGTTGCTACGTTACCATTAGTACACACA